ATAACGTATCCTTATGTGAGCCTCCCGGCCGACTATATGCGGGAGGTGCTTTTCATCTCGAGCGCGAAGCAGAAGATGCGGATCGAGTATTTCCGCTCATTTCTCAAGTTCATGAAGCAGTATCCCGCGCTCGATCAGGTGGGGGATGTTGCGCATGCCGCGATTCGCGGGTCCAGGCTCTACTATCAGCCGAAGCCTTCGACCGCCGACACCCTCACCCTGCACTATCAACGAAACCCGGTTCCCATGGTTCTGACTACCGGAGTCAACGACCAGACGACCCCGGACGGCATTCCGCAGCACCTTCAGGAGCCCCTGCTCGTCAGTTACGCGTGTTGGAAAATCTGGAGCGAGATCGAGCAGGACGACGGAAACCAACCCAACACAAACCGGCACTTCAAAAACTGGGTCGATGCCTTGGGGGAGCTGAACCGCTTTGTCGGGGCGGAGGACGGGGAGCCGGAATACATTGAGGATGAAGGACTTTACGCATGACTCCTATAGAAGAGAGTGTTGTCAAAACCGAGTTCCGAAATTTCTGCCCACCTCACAAGTTTCGAGGTGGGTGCCTGCGATCCACGAAATGCCCGGATATCTGCGTTCATCTCACTCATGAAGGGCGGATCGGGATGTTCGAAGAGGGATGCACGTCCCAGAAACACTGTCAGGGACGGAATTTCAAGTTCAACCCGTAAGGGGGGTGAGCAGGTGTCAAAACTCGTTCCAGTCTTTCGCGGCGCGGCGGGAATCAACAACCGGGTGGATCCGGTCAGGCTTCGGTACAATCCTGAAACCGGGATCTCCGATCTGGCGGCCGCCGTCAACGTGGACATTGACGACACGGGCAGGCTCTCGCGGAGGAAGGGGTTTACCTCCAGGTTAACTCTGACCGACCCGCATTCCCTCTTCCATGAGGGGACGGACACCTTGTTTGTTGTTGGCGATGCCCTCGCGGTCCTGAATGAAGATTACACCTGGACCCCAATCCGAAACGTGACCCCGGGTCTTCCGATGGCTTACGCGCAAGTCGCGGACCGGGTCTATTACTGCAACGGGGTGCAAAGGGGGTTTGTCCAAAAGGCGGTGAGCTACACATGGGCCATCGACCCGGCAAACCCCTTGCCTCCGGGGCTTGAGGATGAGACTTCCCTCAAGTTCTACAACCCGCCCATGGGGACCAAGCTGGCCTTTCACGCAAGCCGGATGTGGGTCATCCAGGGTGACACGGCATGGTACTCCGAGCCCTGGTGGTATGAGTATTTCCGGCTGGGAACGTCATATCTCAAATTCCCGTCACAGGTTCGCATGTTTCGCCCCGTGGCGGACGGGCTCTATATCTCAACGGATGAGGAGGTGTGCTTTGTTTCTGGAACCTCCCCTCAGCAAATGATTCTCTCTGTCGTTTCGGATGTTCCGGCGATGGAGGGGACCGACGTTAAGATTGAGCGAGTTCTACAGGACGGGCAGCTTGCCACGGGGGCCATGTGGGTATCTCCGAAAGGGATCTATGAGGGATTTCCTGGCGGTCGGGTGAGAAACCTCACCCAGGACAAACTGGACCTGACCCGTACCGGGCTGGGGTATCCCGTCGCCGTAAGCGGCGCCGCCGCATGCTGGTGGAATGGGAAATACCTGGCACTGCTCGCCCCGTAAGATTTTGAACTTGCCCAACCCAAACATTCGGACGGCAAAGCAAAGAAAGGAGTCGTCCGAATGGCGCTTAAACTCAGCACAGGACTTGTCAACAAGCTCATGGGGATGCAGGCCGAGGTCAAGGCTTTCATCTCCGGTACCACGCTCGCCTATTCCGACAACGGCGGGAGCGCGGACACGATCACCGATTCCGGGAGCGGCTTCATCACGGCGGGCTTCGCCCCCGGAGACCTCATTTACACCTACAATCCCACCACCGGGGGTAACAAACTCTCTGGGGTGACCCTAACGGCGGTTACGGCAGGAACCCTGACTTTCGCCACGGGGACACTGGCGGCTTCGGAGGCGTTCCCCGCCGCCGGGTGCATCGTGGCCTGCAAGGGCGGGTCTCTCCGAGACATCTTTAAAGACGGAGTTCTTCGGTTCTTCTCGGGGACGGCGCCCGCAACGGCGGATGCAGCCATCACCGGGACACTTCTCTGCCAGTTCACGCTCTCTTCGGGGGCGTTCGTGGCCGGGGCTTTCGACAACGGTCTGGAGCTTGGCGACGCCACTGCCGGAGTTGTGAACAAAGCCTCCGGGGAGGTCTGGTCGGGGGTAGCTCTGGCCGACGGGTCCGCGACCCACTACCGCCTGGTCGGCAACGCCTCAGACAGCAACGGGTCCAGCACGTCTCTCCCGCGCATCCAGGGCACTATCGCCCAGAGCGGCGGGGACATCAACATGCCGAGCGGCACTACCATGACGACCGGCGAGACTACAACTATTGACAGCTTCAGCTACACGATGAGCCCGAGCTAAGCTCGATGGGCCAGCCGCCGGGCATATCGCCCGGCGGTAATCGGGGGACGCATCCGACCGGAACCTATCACGCACCAAAGCTCAAGCGGGGAGCCCCATGGCAAACGACTTTTCCGGCGATGAACATTGTGTAGCCCTATGGCGGTTTGAGTCGGGGGCGCTCGCCACCGACTCCATAGGCAGCAACACGTGGGTCGATGAGGGCGCGCCGGGCGACCCCGTCGAGGCGGACACCACCAACTACAAAGAAGGATCATGCGCCGCGCTGTTTCAGGACGGCGCTTCGGCTTTCTTCATCTCAAACAGCAATCTCGCGGCGGATATCCCGCTCAAATCGACCTGCGCCGTTGACACTTTCTCCATCTGTTTCTGGTGGAAGCCGACCTATCTTTATTCAGACACCCTGGAGAGCATGATCTCCAAGGGGAACTATCCCGCCGCGACAATCGATATCGTTGCCGGGTACAGCTCTTCCGACTCAACACCCAACGTTCTTGAAGTCATTCACAAGAACCAGCGTATCCGAGTATCGGATTCCCTTGTGGCGGGCCGGTGGTATCACGTGGCCATCGTTATCGACGGAACGGCGAACAAGACCTTTTTCTGCCGCGTCTGGGATGATACCGCGCAGTCCTACGAAGACACCTCGACAACGCTCAATGATACGCTCTATAGCAACACAAGCGATTTCTACCTCGGTTATCTTGAGGACATGACCTTTGACGAACTGGTCCTCTTCGATGACCTGCTCTCAACCGACGAGATCGACGATATCCGCTCGGGAACCTACGTCATGGAAGGCCCGGCCACGGCGGACGGAGACGCTTCAATCTCCCCGTTTGCAGGAACCGGCGAGACCGGGCTCCGCGTCGAGTCGGTCGAGATCGAGCCCTTCGTGCCGGGGGCGCGGGACTTCAGCTTCACTGGAGATGTGGCGGGAACCACCTGGATTGACGACCCCATCACGGGGGCGGCGGTTGCTGGGGAGGGGGAGCTTCTCGCCTACGGCGCCGCAACGGTTTCGGCCTTTACCGGAAGCGGCTCGGCGGAAAATAACACCGCCATTGGGGATGGCGAGATCAATCCCCCATATCGGAGAATCTTCTCGGGGTCTGCAAGAATCAGTCTTCACCCGCGCACCATGCGGCTCCCGGCGCTTGCCGGATCGTCGGTTGCCGACATCGCCACGCGGGCAACCGGCTCGAAGACCCTTCCGAGGATAACTGGGAGTGCGGAAGCTGAAACAGCCAAATTCGCCCGGGCGGCGGCAACGCTTACCGCTTTTCAGGGTTCCGGCAAGACCTGCCTTGCAACCCGTTCGCAATCCATAGCACCTTTTACCGGGTCCGCGCAGGCAGACCAGGAAACGCGGGCGCTGGGATCCGGCGCAGTCCGGGCCTTTACCGGGGCCGGGCAGACCCAGCCCCTGGCACGCGGCGCAAGAAGCCTCCCGGCTTTTACCGGGGCCGGGCGGGCCGGGCTTCAGACGGTTTCGCGGTCGGTCCCGAAATTTACGGGATCAGGCGCGGCAACTTCGGCCCGGATCCTGGCCGGGGCCGGGACAGTCCGACCGTTTACGGGTGCTGGGGCGACGGTACTCACAGCCCAGGGCGCGGCGGAGCTGTACGATCTTGAGGCGGCCGGGCGTTGCGGGATCAAGGTTCGCGCCGGAGCAGTCCCGCAGGTGACGGGGGCCGCCGCCGCGATTCGTGAAAAACTCGTTCTGGCTGGGGGAGCCCTGCCCACGATAGCGGGCTCGGCGCAAACCTCCAGGGACCGGATGACGGGCCATGACGCGGAATTGCCAGCACCCATGGGATCGGGCCGGACGCTGTCGGACAAGCTGGCAGTCGGGGCGGCGGGATTTGAGCCGTTCATTCAAGGGGAGATCGCGACGGGGGCTGAAGGTTCCGGGGGAGGATCTTTTGCCACTTCGCACTCGCGCTTCGAAAATTTCATTCTGAGGTATAGGCGATGATAGAC